GCGGACGACTCTTTGCGTTTCTTTGTCTCCAATCCACATACCGGGGGCCGTGGACTCACATTGACCGCGGCGGACACCATGATTTTCTATTCAAACAGTTATGATTTGGAACTGCGATTGCAGGCAGAGGATCGTATACACAGGATCGGGCAGACGAACCATTGTACCTATGTCGATCTTGTTGCACCGGGGACCGTGGACGAAAAAATTCTGGACTCTTTACGAAAAAAAGTGAAGATTAGTAATGAAGTATTAGGTGAGGTAAAAGAATGGCTAGTTTAATCAACAACTTAATTGAACAGATGCTTGAAAAAATTGACTCTGGCAACACCACCATACGAGAGTATGGCGACGTTTATGTGGACGAGGACACAAAACTGGTTGTGGTGTCAAAGGAAGACGTGGACGGCATATTGGATACAATGGAGTGGATTCGAACAGCGTTGAAGTCGTTTCCAAACGGAAACATCGATGAAAGTAAATAGTTTGGTTGGTGTGGTTTTGGTGGTTCTGGGAATTGTTTTTCTGGATCTGTCGACTTTGACTTTAAAGAAAGATCTTTATTTGCTTACGCTCTTAGGGACTTTCAATAATCTTTTTTCTTTAAAGGTTGGGTGGGCTTTTCTTCAAGCAGTTATCAGTCTTGCTTTGGTTGTCTTAGGAGTTAAAATAATAAAATGCTCTTAAGAGACATACACAAGCTGATGAAGTCGGGCAGACTTCAAAAAGTCATTAACAAAACTTTTAAAGAAAGGAGAGAAAGTGTCGAAGATAAGAAGTATCGCCGGACGAGGACCAAAAAAACTGGCTGACTGGGCCGAGTTTTTAGAGGACACAGGTGAAGCCATGTTGGTTGCAGACGGATTTGAAGAAGCGTTCATGGGTGTTTCAAACGAATGGGGTCCACCACGAGCCGTTTACAGTTACGATCATTGCGTCCAGGTGCTTACACGAGACATGAGCCTTGAAGATGCGGTTGAACACATGGAATTTAATGTAGTGGGTGCTTATGTTGGAGAACAAACACCCATTTTTGTGAGGGAATATGTCTAAGGAGGACATGGTGAATCATCCGCCTCACTATAACCAAGGTGGAATGGAAGTGATTGATGTCATTGAAGCGGGGATCGGGGACCAGGGATTTGTCGGGTACCTCCTCGGAAACATCTTGAAGTATCTTCTGCGGTTTAAGCACAAAGGAAAGCCAATCGAGGATCTAAAGAAGGCCCGGTGGTACTTGGATCGATTAATACTTGTGATTTCAGACAAAGAAAAACCCACACCAAATAAATGATGTGGGTTTCTTGTTTTAGTTTTGTTGACTTTCGTGTTCTTCGATTAGTTCTAAGGCTTCTTCTTTTGCCTCTTTCCAACCATAGCACCAGTACTCTGAGCGATCACTGATGGTTTCTTCATCAACAAGGGTTTTGTCATAGACCTCAACGATTATTTCGCCTTCGATCCAATCATCGTGGTATATGTGCAACCAATCGTGTTCCTCTGTCAACATCTGACATCTTTGTTTGGCTGAAATCCTTTTCTTCTTAGGTTTTTCAACCTCAACAATCGCGGTTTCGGGAACAGTCTCAAAAGGTTTATGCCTCCTGGTGAGTCTGTGTTTCCTTCTCCACTCATCGAAACAATCGTGGCTGACTCTGAACTGATACATTGTTTGGCACAGTTCATCGATGCTTGGTTGTTTGGGATGAAAGATGTTGAGTAGGTTAGAGTAAGCACAAACGAATTGTCGTCCGTGTAAGTCCTTTGTTAAAAGGTGGGCGTATTCATGTAGGATTACTCCGTAATTCATACCCCATCTTTTTCTCAGGTGTATCTCAGACTTACCGACAGCGAAAGAACAGCCATAACCACTTTTAAATTTGATCTTGGTGTTTCTTTTAAAGACCTTATCTAATTTTTCGATTACTGATCTTACTTGTTGCTCGGTAAGATAACTGATCTTACTCATCCATGGCTGAGAGTTTTCCCAGTCATATACTCGCTTCCTTTGGAAGTCTCTTATTTTATTCATAATAGATTTCTCCAATAAATTAAAATTAAAGTTTTGCTCGATGGCATCTGATTGTTAAAGATCGCTACTGTCACTGTTTTTGCTACCCTTATATTATACCACCTGTCCCACAGCCCTTTGTTTACGGGGGTTTCGGGAGGGGTCTGTTTTTGAAATGATGGTAAAAAGAGGGGAAAGGACCGGGGACCAGGGCCAAAAAGGGCTTCTTTTTTAGAATGAGTCTAAAAAGTCTTGTTGTTTTATGTGGGGTGTTTTGTTGTTGCGATACAACAAACGTGCAAAAACCTCATTTCTGCAAAAGTAGAACTGAGGTAGGAATTATGCTCTGAACATTCCCTATATACAGTCTTTTTAACTAAATCTCATTTCTAAGTTCTATTTTTACAATTTTTTGGTTTTGACTATCAGGACCAAACATTGAAAACACGACTGAGAAACTGAGATTAGCCTCAAAGCCTTTACCTATAGGGGTTTCGGTCTCATTTCTACCAACTGAGATTGAACTGAGAAAATGAGATTACTTTTTCTTACGTTTTTGTGCTATATTTTGCAAAACGAGGGTTTTTATGAGCAAAAAGAAACAAAAAGGACCTCCTGGGTCCAATAACCCAAGCGGAAAGAACGTTCCGCACCTTACAGACAAGCAAAAACGCTTTGCAAGGGAACTTGTTTACAATGATGGTAGTAAAACCAAGACTCAATGCGCCATTGATGCCGGATATTCTAAAACAAGGGCCGGAGTTTCTGCTGCCGAACTTACCAACCCTAGAAAATACCCCCTTGTTGTTCGCTACATTCAAGAACTGCAAGGAGAACTTCAACAAAAGTTTGATGTCACTTTTGATAGACACATAAGAAAACTGGCTGAGATCCGTGACCAAGCATTAGAAAAAGGCAACTTGACTGCCGCCGTTTCAGCCGAAGTACAAAGAGGACGCGCCGCCGGATTGTATGTAGATAGAAAAGAAATACGAACAGGATCGCTTGAATCCTTAAGCGAAATAGAATTGAAACAAAGAATCGATGGCTTTTTAAAAGACTACGCGCCTTTGCTTGAAGCAGAAGAAGGCGAATACGAGGAAGTTTGATGGTTCTTTACACCGAAAAACAACTAGAAAGGTGTTATAAAGTTTATTGTAAGGAACAAAGCAAAAAAGATATGCCCTTTATGTCTCTTGTTGATTTTAGAGACATGTTTGAAAAAATGATGTCGGCTATTTACCCTGTGTGATTAGGGAAGTTCCCAGGTCCATGTTTCGTTGTCGAGTTTTCTCCACCCCCTGTTGATTAACTCGATGGTTATTTCCCCTGTAATCATACAATCAACCAAAGGCTCTTTTTTAAGCTCATCATGTATTCTTAAAAGCTCTACATCAGAACACTTTGTATAATCTTTGCCTTTTTTCTTTGGTTTTGGTTGTTTTTCCTCAATAAATCTATCAAGCAACCATTTGTGATGTGTTCTGTAATAAGAAAACACGTTGTTAAACTCTTTCTGTCCATGTTCCCTTCTTTCTCTGCAATTACTATCAAACATACCTTGAACATAACTTTTAAAAACAGGGCTTTTTCTTATAAGTTTATTTTTCCGTGTTTCTTCGTATTCTTTCTGTCGCCAAACTTTTGTCATGCGTCCTCCTTTTGCTTTTTGTAGATCGCTTTCGCTCTCTGTATTAATAAATTACTAACTTGCGGACTTGCCGACTCGTTAGGGTTCCAAAATTTTGTTTGGCCTGTCTCTTGATCTACTTCAAATCGTATGTTGCCACGACCAAAACCAAGATAAACCACTCCCCCGTTGTCCGAGGTAAAATTAACTTTTGCGCCATTACTCATCGCTTTCCTCCCAGTTATAGATGTTCGTGTCATTAACTAAAGCAACCACAAAACCCACTCTCGTCTTACTGTTGCCCTCTACTAAGTGTCTTGTAAGTTTGTATGCGTTTAATTTATGTCTTTCAACAAACTCTCTTACCGCATCTTTACGAGTTCCTGTTGTTTCTGAAATAACATTGTAAACCTCTGAATTAAAGACTAAATCACTCATCACTTGCCTCCTTGTAATCTTTAAAGAAAAGTTTTATTTCATTTGGTCTTGAGTCGGAACACTCGTCATGCTCGGAACCACATACAGCACACTTAGGCTCAATGCTTTTATCGTGTATGTAGTTTTCATCACATT